AACTGGAGCCACAGGTGCAACTGGAGCCACAGGTGCAACTGGAGCCACAGGTGCAACTGGAGCCACAGGTGCAACTGGAGCCACAGGTGCAACTGGAGCCACAGGTGCAACTGGAGCCACGGGTGCTACAGGAGCAACCGGAGCAACTGGTGCCACAGGAGCAACTGGTGCAACTGGAGCCACTGGTGCCACAGGAGTAAGTGGTGATTATGGGGGTTGGTCGTATCGATACAAATTTGGTGATGGACAAGACTTCACCAAAGGAACGACTGCTGGGTATATGATGTTGTCTCATCTAGGAGCAACTGGATCTACACAAGCAATGTTCAGCATCAACATGAATGAACCTCCCGGAACTGCATCTACTGATGTAACTGCTTTTTGGGAACATATAATTGCTGGTGTAACGGCAGATGGTTTGCCTAACCAAAAGATGAGATTGTTCGAGATTAGCAATGCTGATCAGTTTGCTGTCTATAATGTATATGGTGGGATTTCGGGTGCAAGTGGGGCGACCGCAAATTATCAACTTGAACTTCGTCACGACCACGGAAATATTTCAGGTGACCAATTCTCTAATAATGATGATATTGTTGCGACATTCAATGAGTATAGTAGACATACCATTCATGGTGGCGGTTGTGGTGGCGGAGATCCGGGAACCATAGGTGGATTGTTTTATTACAATTGGACTCAATGGGGAACCGATGCCGCATGCGCTGCTGGTACTACAATAGCCGGTCTAGATGATGATTTTATCAACAACAATCCTCTAAGTGGTTCTGCCACTGCCCCACCCAACGCAGCACAAGCCTGGCAATTTGCTTATAAGAATGCCTCATCAGGCACGCCCATCCCGAGAGTTTATGGACCGACTGGTCAAGCCGATCACAAAACGCAGATCGGCGGTACCGATAAGTATTGGACATCACACTTTAGGGTTTCTAAAATTGATAGTTTTGGCAATGATTTGCATGAGTGGTTGCAATCTGATGCGATAAACTCAGATGGATTTTGTACCGTTAGACTTTACGTTTTAGATGGTACTGCGTGGGAAGGGCCTACATCGCCATCATATGTAAAAAACCGACTAGGAGGGTACGTCGAGTTTACTATCAACAATGGTGATGCAAACTATCCCGGTGGTATCGGATATTTCGATGGCAATGACGAAATTGGAATTACTGCGGGAGCAATAACCAAACAATTCCCCCGCTGGTGTCCCAGCACCGCAACTCAGGCCGACAACTTCGCGGAGTACATAAGCCAACTTGTCGCTGACGATTTATGTGACGACTCGGTCGGCTCCGACAACGGCGCCGACATCGCCGGGCAGAATGTTCATATTCCTATTGCAATTCAATTTGTTTTCAACGAACTCCCCTACGCCGGTGGCAACGGCGTTGCCAACAGTTCTCTGTATTCTGATGGTAGTGCTTGGGTATCTGGTGCAGAACTCAAACACCTCGCGGATGTTTCATCCTCCATCACATCCCAAGTCACCGCAGCACAATCGAATGCCAAGGGTGATGTCCAAGACAGTCTTAGTCTTATGTACAATTCGGAGTCAGGAGTGTTCGAGGCTCTAGAGTCAGGCATTCAAACCCGCGTAACAATTCCGTTCCGAATCGAGTCAGATGTTCCGATTGTAGCAGGAGACGAAAAAATCCTCAGAACAATTCCGTTTGAGTCAGAAATCGATTCTTGTACATTGTTTATTCCTGAAGGTGTTGCATCCGGTAGTGTTGTAATTGGTTTGGATAAATACGACCCCGGTGCTAGTTATCCGACAGCAGCAGCAAAGACCGATATGATTGGGACTTTGCCAACTAACAATTTCAGTGTCAGTACATCTGGTAATACCTATTATAATGGTTTGACCTATGGGGATATGCGGAATGCAGCGGCTACTTGGGATGATCCGGGACTTTCTGCTGGATCGATTTTATCTATCAATGTGAATGCGAATACAGCCAATGTCAATACAATTATTGGTGACATTGTTTTAGTAAGATTGTCTTGACGAACCCCCAGTTGTCTGGTATAGTTCTAGTATGTTATGGAGAAGATCATTATGACACCGACGCTGTTGTTCTATCGAACACATCCCAATGCAATTCCACCCAAGATCAGTACATCACTTTCCGCCTGCTATGATTTGTCAGCACATCTGATCGGGGAAGACATAGCGGGATCAAGACCTCTACGAGAAGTCACGATCTTCGATTCGCACAACAATCAGACTACAACTACAGCACACCAGAAAGCGATTGGTGGTTGTGAGTTTTCTCCCTTGCGTGTGGTGATTCCACCGTTCCATCGTGCTATCATTCCGACAGGGATCATCTTCGACATCCCAGCAGGTCACTCGGTTCGTATTCATCCCCGGTCTGGTCTTGCAATCAAGAAGGGACTCGTACTGGCGAACTGTGAAGGTGTGGTGGACGAGGACTACATCAACGAAGTCAAACTACTGATGATCAATCTGAGCAATGAGGACATCATTATAGAACATGGTGACCGACTTGCACAGGCAGAACTGGTAGAAACTATAGATCACGCTTTACTCGAAACCAATATACAACCCATTCAAAAGACAGACCGGATTGGCGGTCTGGGAAGCACAGGAGTCGCACAACAATGAACAACACCAAAGACCTACTCAAGCACCACAACGATCTCTGCAAAACCGCACGAGATCTGATGGCAATCAAGAATCACGACTACGCTGGGAGCAAGGGAGATACTCCTTGGATGAACTTCCAGCGATCAGAGCAAATGGGTATCTGCTCTACGGAGCAGGCGTTCTTGGTACGGATCACAGACAAGATTTCTCGACTCGTCACGTTCACCAACAATGGCGTTCTGCTTGTGAAGGACGAAGGAGTAGAGGACTCCATCATCGACCTCATCAATTATCTGGTCCTCTTCTCCGCCTTCCTCAACAACAAGAAATCGAAAGCATCAGCCGACACTGATGATGATTATGGGGTTCACAATACCGAAGAGCCAGGGTATAATGAACACAATGATCGTATCGAACAAATGGAACTATTCCCCGCCGGAACTATCTGATCAATGACACAACGGTTCTACACCAACGTATGCGTGAGAGGCAACAAGATCCTCTATCGTGGATATGAAAACAATGGAAAACGAAAGCAGTTCCGGGTGGACTATAACCCGACTCTGTTCGTCCCATCTAAGGGTAGAAGCGAATGGAGATCGCTCGACGGTGTATACCTAGACAAGATCAAACCGGGATCGATCCATGACACTCGGGAGTTCATTCAAGACTATAAGGGTGTGTCGGGGTTCCGTATCTACGGGGACATTGATGCTGAGTACCAATTCCTTGCGGAAGCATTTCCGGGTGAGGTAGAGTACGACAGCAAGCACATCAAGGTAGCAACCATCGATATCGAGACAACCTCCGAGAGAGGGTTCCCCAACTCAGACAACCCTACTGAGAAGATTATTGCCATTACGATCCGAGTGAATGATGATGTCTGGTCTTTTGGACTTGGGGAATTCTCTATCGACGGGCAGGAGTGTTACTCCTATGAGAATGAGGAAGACCTACTCAACTCCTTCCTAGACTTCTGGCACGAACTAGACCCAGACATTGTGACCGGGTGGAACGTGAGATTCTTCGACATCCCGTACTTACACAACCGCATCGTATACCTGTTGGGTGAGAAGGATGCCAAGCGTCTGAGTCCGTGGAAGGTCACAAAGGATCGCAAGGTCAAGAAGATGAACCGGGATTATGTGACCGTCCTTCTGTACGGCATCGAGGTACTAGACTATCTGGACTTGTACCAGACGTTCACCTACGAGAACCAAGAGAGTTACCGACTGGACCACATTGCTTACGTCGAACTGGGTGAGCGGAAGATGTCGTATGACGAGTACGAGAACATCAACGAGTTTCATAAGAATGACTTCCAGAAGTTTATGGAGTACAACGTCAAGGACGTAGAGTTGGTGCATCGTCTGGAGGAGAAGATGCGTCTGGTTGAACTGGCGATCTCGCTTGCCTACTCTGCAAAGGTCAACTTCCTCGATGTGTTCGGACAAGTCAAGATGTGGGACGCTATCATTTACAACTACCTCACCGAACACAACATCGCAATCCCACCTCGCAAGGGTGGACGAAAGATGGAACGGTACGAGGGTGCTTTCGTAAAAGAACCACAGACCGGGATGCATGACTGGGTAGTGTCGTTCGACCTAAACAGTCTATACCCACATCTTATTATGCAGTATAACATCTCACCCGAAACCAAGATCGATACAAGTGAGGATTCCCGTTTTGGTGTGGGTGTGTATAGGATATTGAGTGGAGAGTGCGAGGATAAGATCGAAGCACTAACAGGGATGGACTACTCTGTCTGCGCCAATGGCATCTGCTTCACACGAAAGCATATGGGATTCCTTCCATCGCTGATGGAGAAATTATACGTCGAGCGAAGTGCTGCCAAGAAGAAGATGCTAGAATGTCAGCAGAGACAGCAGGACGAGGGGACCGGGAAGTTCATCGAGAATGAGATTGCCAAGTATAAGAACCAACAACTCGTTCGTAAGGTACAACTCAACTCAGCCTACGGTGCAATCGGAAACCAGTACTTCCGCTACTATGATGTGGATATGGCAGAGGCAATTACAACGTCTGGGCAACTTAGCATCCGGTGGATCGAGAAAGAACTGAACGGGTTCTTTGGTAAGATACTAGGAACAGAGGATTATGATTATGTGGTCGCTATCGATACCGATTCTGTTTACCTTCGTCTTGGGACTCTTGTGGACAAGATGGTTCCCGATGCTTCCAAGCAGGAGGTGGTGGACTTCCTCGACAAATCCTGCGAAGAGATCGTCCAACCGATCATCGACAAGTCATACACAAAACTCGCGGGATTTATGAATGCTTACCAACAGAAGATGCAAATGGGTCGGGAGGTCATCGCGGACAAGGGCATCTGGACTGCCAAGAAGAGGTACATCCTCAACGTCCTAGACAGCGAAGGCGTTCGGTTCGCAGAACCTTACATCAAGGTGATGGGTATTGAGACTGTTCGGTCCAGCACCCCAGAGGTGGTACGCAAGGAACTCAAGGAGGCGATCCGACTCATCATCAACACCGACGAGGATACGATCATCCAATTCATAGATGCAGCAAAGGAAAGATTCTACGCTCTCCCACCAGAGGCAGTGTCGTTTCCTCGTAGCGTTCGTAACCTAGACAAGTATAGCGACCCCACCACCATCTATGGATCGGGTTGCCCAATCGCCGTCAAAGGATCCCTGATCTATAATAGACAGATCAAGGACCGAGGACTAAATAAGAAGTACACCAAGATCGTGAGTGGCGACAAGGTGAAGTTCGCATATCTAAAGATGCCCAACCCGCTCAAGGAGAAGGTCATCGCATTCCCCAACACACTCCCACGGGAACTTGAACTGGATGAATACGTTGACTACGACTTGCAGTTTGAGAAGGCATTCGTTGACCCCCTCAAGACAATCCTAGATTCCATCGGTTGGAACCACGAAGAGGTCAGCACACTGGAAGGGTTGTTTGGGTAGAACAACAACAGAGGTACAAATAATGAGTTTTCTCAATTCGATCATCAAAGATTCCGGGAATGAATACGCCAGCATCGTGTCAGATGGAGTCGAGGGCAGCGATGTCACTGGGTTCGTAGACACTGGCAGTCTCATCCTCAACGGTCTTTTGTCTGGTTCTCTCTATGGAGGAATCGCAGACAACAAGATCATCGCACTCGCGGGGGAGTCAGCCACAGGCAAGACTTACTTCGCGTTGGGCATCTGCTCAGAGTTCCTACAACAGAACGACGAAGGAGTGGTTCTCTACTTCGACTCAGAGGCAGCGGTCACTTCCGATATGATACAAGAACGTGGCATCGATCCTTCACGGGTAGCAGTGTTCCCCATCTCAACCGTCGAAGAGTTCCGGCATCAATGCATCCAGATCGTAGACAAGGTTCTGGAAATGCCTGAGAAGGATCGTAAGCCAATGATCATCGTCCTCGACTCACTGGGAATGCTCAGTACCACGAAGGAGATGACCGACACCGCAGAGGGTAAGCAGGTTAGAGATATGACTCGCGCCCAAGCGGTGAAGTCAACATTCCGAGTTCTCACTCTCAAGTTAGGAAAGGCTCACATTCCCCTAATTATGACAAACCACACATACGCAGTCGTGGGTGCTTACGTTCCAATGAAAGAAATGGGTGGGGGAAGCGGACTCAAGTACGCAGCGTCCACCATTGTCTACTTGTCGAAGAAGAAGGACAAAGAAGGAACTGACATCGTGGGCAACATCATCAAGTGCAAGTTGTTCAAAGGAAGACTCACGCGAGAGAACAAACAAGTCGAAGTCAAACTCCACTACGACAAGGGACTCGATAAATATTACGGTCTGGTCGATCTTGGAATCCGACAGGGTGTGTTCGAGAAGGCGGGCCCGCGCGTACAACTCCCTGATGGTCGTAAGGTATATGAGAAGCATATGTACGATCACCCAGAGAAATATTTTACAGAAGAGATTCTAACTAAACTAGAAGAGGCAGCATCACATGAATTCAAGTACGGAAGCACAAGCACCGAAGTACCAGTACACACAGAACCCGAACAATGACCATGGAGCGATTTATATCACCGAGGGACACTATAAGGATCTAGTGTACTCCTATGGGATGATCTCGTTCTCGAAGGACACCGACAACCCATCGGTCAACTTCACCTACGACATTATCGACAACCCCAATTCAGTCGCCCAAGATCAGACCCTCACGGACTTGATGGGACGAGTGCTTACGGATATCATTGAGAAGAACGCAGAAGAGGTACGGAATCTTGGAACGAATCGAACAAACAATACTAGCCAATCTGGTAAGGGATGATGAGTACACCCGCCGTGTCCTACCATTCCTAAAGGATGATTATTTCTCGGATCGTTCCGAGCGACGAGTGTTCTCACAGATCGAATCGTTCGTAGGGAAGTATAACAACCTACCAACCAAAGAAGCATTGATGATTGGACTGGAGGAGATGGGATCTCTCACCGAATCCGAGTACAAGGAATGCAAGGACACCATCGTGGGGATAATGGACGAGGAAGAATCGTCTGACCCAAAATGGTTGCTGGACACGACTGAGCAGTGGTGCAAGGATCGCTCGATCTATAACGCCATCCTTGAGAGCATCTCCATCATCGATGGGAAGTCGAAGACCAGCAAGAATCATCTACCAAAACTTCTACAGGATGCCCTGTCGGTTTCGTTTGATGTCAGTGTGGGTCACGACTACATCGAGGATGCCGAAGAACGATTTGACTTTTACCACAAGAAGGAAGACAAGATATCTTTTGATCTAGACTTCTTCAACAAGATCACCAGTGGAGGCATCCCGTCCAAGACTCTCAGTATCGTGATGGCGGGAACTGGCGTAGGCAAGTCTCTGTTTATGTGCCACCACGCAGCGAACTGTCTGTCCCAAAGCAAGAACGTCCTGTACATCACCTGCGAGATGGCAGAGGAACGGATCGCAGAACGAATCGATGCGAACCTGATGGATGTTACGATGGACGAACTCAAGGCACTTCCGAAGGACGCTTACGACAAGAAGATCGCACGGGTGTCCAATGGGATATCGGGGAAGTTGATTGTCAAGGAATACCCCACAGCAACAGCGAACGTCAACCACTTCCGAGCGTTGATGGAGGAACTAAAACTCAAGAAGAATTTCATTCCTGACATCATCTTCGTGGACTACCTCAACATCTGTGCAGCAGCGAGGTACAAGAACGGTGCCAACGTGAACTCTTATATGTACGTCAAGGCAATCGCAGAGGAACTACGGGGGTTTGCTGTGGAGTATGATGTTCCAATCTTCTCTGCAACCCAGACCAACCGAACCGGGTTCACTAGCACAGATGTGGGACTAGAGGACACATCCGAATCGTTCGGACTTCCAGCCACAGCCGACTTTATGTTCGCGGTGATAGCGACAGAAGAACTAGATACTATGAACCAAGTTATGGTGAAGCAGTTGAAGAATAGGTACAATGAAACCGCAGTCAACCGCAAGTTCGTGATAGGAATCAATAGGGCAAAGATGAAGTTGTATGATGTAGGACCAGACCAACAGGACTTGGTTTGCTCTGGTCAAGTCTCCGGTGGTGTAACCGAAGTCAAGTACAACGAAGAAGATAAGTTTTCAGATTGGAAGATTTAGGAGAAAGACTATGACTGATCCACGACAGAAGAATCTAGACAAGAGTTTTGTTGAAGAGTTCGATTCAGAACTTGAAGAGAAGATGAATCGAGAGGAACCTGTTGTCATCGATGACGATGATGATACCGAGGAACTTCGTGAATGGCGTGAGTGGGCAACATCCTACGAAAACGACGAGGGTGATGTGATCGACTGATCCCCCTAATATTTTATTATGAGCATATTGACCGATAAGAAGTACATCAACCTTCTTTCTTCCAAACTTAGAAATTTCAAGTGGAAGAAGGAAGACGGCGCTAATTGTTCCTGTCCTATCTGCGGCGACAGCAAGAAGGACAAGAAGAAGGCACGGGGGTATTTCTACACCCGTCACGGACGGTTCTTCTACAAGTGTCATAATTGCAACCACTGGTGCAGCATCTACGATCTCCTCAAGGAAATGGATATTCAACTGAGCAAAGAGTATCTGATGGAATCGCTTGGGAAAGAGCGACAAGAGAAATCGGGAGATGTAGATATGATATTCAAGAACACTACGCCAAAGTTCAAGTCAGATGACAAGATACTTGATGGGCTGATCCGTCTGAAGGATCTGCCTAACGATCATCCAGCGGCACAG